GCTAACCTCCTGACACCTAACGGAGGCCTTCTAGTGTACGACATACCACTCGGTGATTATCCTGATTCAGCTGCGGCGCAGGGTTTTGCTGTTCGGCTAACGGCACCAGCGGCGGTTAACGTACGCGTCGATCTGGTCTTCGAACGCTGCTAGCGGCTTCGGGAGGGAGTCGCAATGAGTGGCATTACTGGCACACAGACGGAGCAGTTGTATTCGCTGTCCTCTGCAGTTACCAAGAATACCTATACGACTGAAGCAGCGTTTACTGGTGTTGTAGGTACGAACACGGTATGTAAGCTGCAGGCGAACTTCTTCAACAATAACAACCCTAACCCTGTAGGTCGTAGCCTGTACCTACATGTTGAAGGGTCGATAGCCAATACGGCTGCTGCTACGTTCGCAGTGAACCTTGGCTTCGATACGACTCCTGGTACTAAGGCTAACAACGTAGGTATCTACACTGCTACCGCCCCAACTGCTTCAGTAACGGCACCTTGGCACTGCGAGGTGTGGATCACCTGTCAAGCGTTCCTGACGTCTACGATGACGCTTCAGGTTAACGGGTTCTGGGAGCAAGAGGCAACGGCTTCAGGTGGTGCGCTCGGGTCAGGAAGGCTTACTAGCGGCTTCAGGTCTACGCTGACAGGCCTAGACCCGAGGGTGGACTTCTACATTGAGCTATTCGGTACCTGGTCGGCGTCGAACGCTGCGAACACGACGACTGTTGATCAGATGCTCCTGTTCGGCCTGAACTGATGGCGGGGACGCTGGCCGTCCTCACGGTCGACAGAACGCCATCCGGCGGGTTCAATTCGCTGACAACGGCAGCAACCACAATGCCGGGTCGGTCAGCGTTACCGGCGCCGGGTCGCTGGGGTCCGCTGTCCCGGGAGGCGGTGACCGGTGGCGGTTAGCTTCGACGCGGCGGGTTCCTCAACCGGGTTCTCCACCGCAACCCCGTCGACGACGCCGTGGCTGACGTGGACGCACACAGCCGGCACCGGCGGCGGCACGGTCCTGGTCGCGCTCGCCTGGGGCAGCACCAGCTTCCCGCCCACGGTCAGCAGCATCACCTACGGCGGCAACGCCATGACGCAGCTGGCCGCCCAGGCGTCGGACAACAGCACCGGCAACGGCGGGATCCTGCTCTACGGGATCACCGGGCAGGCATCCGGGGCGAACACCGTCCTCGTCAAGACATCCGCGAACCCGTCGAACGTCATCATCGGCAACTCGATGTCGTTCACCGGGGCGTCCGCGTTCGGCACCCCAGTCGCGAACTTCGGGCTCAGCGCGTCCGCCACGGTCACGGTCGCCGGCACCACCAGCGGGAACATGGTCGCCGGCGCGGAATGCCACGGCACGAACGGCACGAACACCTGGACGTCGGGCACCCGCCAGTTCGACGATGAGGTCAGCGCCGCCACCGGGGCGAGCAACCTGTCGGGCGGCACGATCGCGGCCGGGGGCAGCGTCACCCTCACCGCGACGATCGCCAGCGATGACTGGGGCATCATCGCGGTTGAGGTGCTCTCTGCCGCCGCCGGCGGCATTCCCGCGGCGTATATCGGTGGTTCAGTATATAGACGCAAGCGTCAAGTTAGTAGGCAGCAGCTACCTCTTCCTTCGCTTCCCCCTGTTGTATCTGTTGCTACACCTCAACCTATTGTCATTGCTGTACCTAATCTTCCGCAGTGGTTCAATGTTAGCAGTCCTATCGTTAGCTTTGCTCCTCAGCAACCTACTGTTGCGCCCGGCGCTACGACTCCTCAGCCTATAGTTGTCACTCCTTCCGCTCTTTCTCAGTGGTTTGGTTTCAATCAACCTATTGTTAGCTTCGCTCCTCAACAGCCTACCGCTCCTTCTGTAGCTACTCCTGAACCTGTTATTGTTTCTGCTCCATCTGACCCTCGGTGGTTTAGTCCTCTTCAAGTTTGGCAGAGTCGTAGTTCATTCCAGGATGTACCTGCGGCTACACAGCCTATAGTTTCTTCCCCTTCTCCTGCTCTACAATGGTTTGTACCTCTTCAGGCGCTGCAGGGTCGTAGTTCATTCCAGGACGTACCTCCAGCTGTCCAGCCTAAGATCTCCGCTTTGCAGCCTGCTCCTATATGGTTCGTACCTGGTCAGGTACTAACCTTTAGGAATACGCTACAGGATCCTCCTCAGCTAACGACGCCCAATCCAGTTGTAATTGCTGCTCCACCTGCAAGTATTTGGTTTAAGGTAGGCGCTCCGCAGGTTATTGTACCTATACTGCAACCTCCGCCGCCTACATTTGGTCCTACGACTATTCCGGTTATCGTCGCTGCTCCGTCTGCGCCCATATGGTTTAATACTCAAGCGCCTCAAGGCTTCCGTAACACGCTGCAAGATCCTCCACAGCTAACGACGCCTGTGCCAGAAGTTATAACCCCGCAGCCTGATAGTCGCTGGTTCCAAACTAAGTCGCAAGTTCTAACTGCGCCAATTCCGGTTGTACAGCCTACTGAGCCTATCGTTCAGGCGGCTTCTACTCCTCAAGCTTTCTTGATAGTTGGTAAGCCCCTAATTGTTCGTCCCCTGCCTACAGTTGTGCCGCCAGGACAGGCAGCCTCTCTCCCTGTGGTTATCTCTGATCAAGGGACGCGATTCTTCCGACCAACACAACCGCTAATCATTCGACCTATACCAGTACCTGATCTTCTTCGGCATCCTATATGTTTCGGCGGGGCTGTTGTTGATGATCTCGTACTCAACGGTACGATAACGCGGCAGAGTTGGGACGGAACTATTGTTAATAGCTTTAACTTTGGTGGAACAGTAACCAATGACAGTCTGTTCGGTGGTACAATCGTCGATAATCTCGTTCTGGCCGGAACTATCACTAAGCAGGATCTTGGTTTCGGCGGAACAGTAGTGGGGTGGTGTATGCTAGAGGTAGATATCACGGCTGGTGAGTTCAACAACGAGTCGTACGACTTCACAATCACGTCTGGTGGGAACCCGTACGATATTACCAGCAAGACGATTAACATGTTCCTGAAGACTGCGGCGGGTGACTCCGACACAGCTGGGTCGACGGTTAAGCTCTCGACTGCTACGGGCGAGATCGTAATTACGAACGGGCCAGGTGGTGCTGCTACAGTTGCTTGGCCTCTTCTGTCGACGACTACTACTCCTGGTTTCTACAGGATTGAAGTCATAGTGTCCGGTAAGGCACATACGGCCTTGTATGGCAAGATAGGAATCACGCCCTTGTAGTACAAGGTATTACACGGGTCTTGTGTTCCTGCGTGGACGTGTTATATAATGGTCTTGACTAAGGGGCCTTAGATGTCGATTTACAGTCCATCTGGTTCAGGCAACGTACATATCGACCGCGTTATGGGAGGAGGTAAGCAGGTGCGCAAGAAGTCCAAGAGGGGTATGGGATTCAAGGCCGCTGCCGCCTCCGCAGCGAGGTCGGCAGGTGTGTCTCCGCAAGCTGGCGCTGCGATGGTCGCTGCGGCTAGTCGAAAGGCTTCTCCGAAGGCGAAAGCTGCTAACCCCAACCTAGCGAAGGTAGCTAGGAAGGGTACGAAGAAGCAACCTGGCGGTACTTTCGCTAAGAAAGGAGGTAGGGGCAGGTGAAATACGGTTACTGGGTCGACTTGCAGGGCAAGCAGTTCTTCGACTCTGGTGGCAATTCCTGGATCCACGCTTTGCCCGTTGGGAAGTATGAGCACCCTGAGTACGGCGCGCTCGACTTTACAGCTGAGAAGGTCCAGAACTTTGCTTTGTCGGTCAACAGTAGGGTGCGAGGTATCGATCCCGACATCGACTACGACCACAAGGACAAGACCGGTAAGGCTGCAGGTTGGGTCAAGACAGCTGAAGCGCGACCCGACGGTCTCTACCTCAACATCGACTGGACTCCTGCGGCAGCTGCTGCTATCAAGGCCGGGGAGTACAGGTACTTCAGTCCGGAGTTTGACGACGAGTGGATCGATCCACAGGGCGTCAAGCATTCGGATGTTTTGTTCGGCGGGGCGCTGACCAACAGGCCATTCCTGAAGGACTTGCTTCCCGTAAACCTGTCAGAGATCACATCAACACAGCCACAGGGAGGCATGTTGGATCCCAAGAAGCTGCGTGCGGCGCTCAAGTTGGGGGAGGATGCGGACGAGGCCGCAGTCCTTGCTGCCATCGCGAAGCTCGGTACGCAGACAGTACCTCCGCCTACGCTGCCGACTCCGACTCCGACTCCAGCTCCTACGCAGCTGGGCGAAGTCGATATCGCGAAGCTTCTGGCGGACAGTCCCATCATCAAGACGCTACAGGAGCAGGTCGCTGCAGGTCAGCAGAAGTTGGCCGAGTCGGAGCGTCTACGCCAGGTTGAGAGCGTCAAGCACAGGCTCGGCGAGCTAACTGGTACGGACAACGGACGCAAGTTCGTTCTTCCACCTGCAGTCGTGGACGCCGTCGCAGAGGGCATCTCCACGAGCGACGCGACCAAGATGTCCGAAGGTGTGATCAAGGCTCTCGAGCAGCTAGCCAAGACCGGTTTCGTCGAACTCGGTGAGCGTGGTCGTGCAACGGGCGTAACGGGTACCGAGAAGAGCCCGCAGCAGCTACTCGCTGAGGCATCTCTTACGGTTCGTGCGAATCACTTCAAGGCGACGGGCAAGCAGTTGTCGTACGCCGACGCGATGCGTGCGATCGTACGTCAGAACCCTGGCCTGTACGAGGAGTATCGCAAGACAAGCTACGCGGGACAAGCAGGGGAGGAGTAACCGATGCCTGGTATGGATCACGTTCTGAGCAAGGCCTACCTCGCGACCGGTGGCTCTGTCGCCTACACGAGGTGGACGCTCGTTAAGGCTCTCACCGGCACGACTCTTATTCCTGCTCAGTGCGCCAAGATGGTCTCTACGACCGACGCTGGCGTTATGCCTCTCGGGGTGTGCATGGAAGACCTCGATGCTACGAAGACCAGCACCGGCAAGGCGTTCATTCAGATCGCGACGCAGGGTATCGTTAAGTGCATCTGGGACGGTGTTGGTACTACACCTGCACCTGACCTGTACGTCGGGCTTTCTGCCAAGACGGCAGGTACTGGTGATGGTCAGGTAACGGTCGTTGCTAACACACCGGCGGCTGTAACGTTCGTCGTCGGCCGCGTCATCGACATCCTGGGCCAGTCGATCGGTGCTACGGCCGCTGCAGGTGACTGGATCGACGTCGAACTCACGCCAGGCAACCGCCTGTTCGTTAGCTGAGAGGAGGAAGATAACCGATGGCTGTTTACGCCCCTACCGGATCTGGCAACGTCCACATCGACGTTGTGCTCACCGACATCTCGGTGGCTTGGCCGAACGAAGGGCTGGTGGGTAATGTCCTCTTCCCGCCGGTGCCTGTCCAGAAGCAATCCAACAAGTACTACATCTTCCAGGGTCGCGAGGGTTGGTACCCCGCACTGGACGACGCTCGTGCACCTGGATCCGAGGCCAACGAGGTTCCTGGTCTCACCGTCAGTACGGGTGCTTACTTCTGCAACGAGCACGCGCTGCAGATTGCAGTCACTGACGAAGAGCGTCAGAACGCTGACAGTCCACTCAGCCCTGACGTCGACGGTGCCGAGATGCTCGCCTCGCGGATCGCGCTTGGCAAGGAGTACCGTATCCACTCGCTGGTAACGACAGCTGCGAACTTCAACTCGACGCTGACGATCGCGCTGACCTCGTCGCCTCAGACGGGCGCGAACGGTACGTTCGGAGTGCAGTGGGATACCTACGCGACGTCGACGCCGATTCGTGACATTCGGCAGGCATCACGAGACATTCACAACATCTCGTTCTTGTCGCCGAACATCGCGATCATTCCTTACCAGGTGATGTCGGCTCTCGAGGACACGTCGGACTTCATCACTCGGATCCAGTACACGCAGCGTGCGGTTCTGACGCCTGACCTCGTCGCTACGCTTCTGTCACTGGACAACGTGGTGGTTCCGGGCTTCGGGATGGCAACCAACAACCCCGCGCAGACGCTCGCGCTGCAGTACATGTGGGGCAAGGAAGTTCTCCTGGCCTACAACCCGCCGCGTCCGGGTCTGAAGGTTCCCGCGTTCGCCTACCAGTTCACCTGGGGCTTCAACGCTGGCGGAGGCGCTGGTCTCGGCTTCGGCACCGGAGCGTTCTCCGGACAGAACGTCCCAGATGGTGGTGGTCCGACGGGTACTGCACTGAACCCAACGAACCCCGATACGGGTAGCACCGACAACGCTCTCATGGGAGGCATTGTCGACCGGTGGCGTGAAGAGCGGCGCGCTTCCGACATCGTTCGATTCCGTCAGCGTTACGACCTGGAGCTGATCGGATTGGACCTGAGCGGGAAGTCGATTTGTGGCTTCCTGTTCACTGCAGTCCTGTCTAGCGGCTTCGTGTAAGGAGCGAACATGCCAAAGTACGTTGCGTACACGTACGGGCTCGGTGTCAAGCCGAGCGAGAACGAGGGCGAGCCGGGTGTCGGTCTTAGTCCTGGCGATCCTGTCGACGAGAAGGACTTCGAGCCAGAGGACTGGGAGTACCACCTCGAGCACGGCAATGTCGTCGTGCAGGGCGGTGAGAACGATCCCAACGTTCTCGCGGCTCGTCTTGCCGGTGAGGCTTACGAGGATCCGCGTGACGCAAGGATCGCGGAGCTCGAAGCAGCGCTCGCGGAGACTCAGAGCAAGTCCAGCAAGTCCAGTTCGGATCAGTAGTGGGGCGGTGAGCTCAGTTGGCACACATCACGGCGACACAGGTCCAAGCGTGGCTAGAGTCAACTAAGCTCACCGTTACCACTATCGACCCGAGCCTCGAGACACAGGTTTCTACCGAGATACTTGGCAAATTGGCGCAGACCCTTTCTGCTTACACACCACTCTGGGTAGATACCAGTACGACTCCTGAGGTCGTTCAACAGTGTATTGCAATGACGTACGCTGGTTGGATTTTCGATAGAGCGTATTCGGAGGTCGTATCTCAGTCTACGACAGCTAGCTACGGCGCTCAGCTTCGTGCATGGGCGATGACGCTACTTAACGACATCATCACGGGTGGCGTCTTCATAAACGAGATCGCACCGAACAGTGCAGCTGCAGAACCTGCGTACTATCCTAACGATGCAAGTTCTACGAGTGACGCGCTAGCGAACAACACGGATGTCGACGACAACTCGCTGGGTCCGGCGATGTTCGGTGTGAGTAAGGTGTTCTGATGCCGACGTATAGGACTCCACAGGGCTTGAGGCTAGATAGCCTCGTAGACATCGGTGTCGAGTTCAAACCTACGTTGGCCATGTCGGCAAAGGCATTCCTTAAGCTCGAACTTGACATTAGGTCCTTTCGCGTTCCTCTAAAGCGTTCGATCCAGCAGGTCATTGCACCTAGCATTGGAGCTAACTTCCGTGCTGGTGGTCGACCTGAACGTTGGGTACCTCTGTCGGAAGCTACGATGGAGATCAAGGCGAGGGATCGCCGTACTCGCTACCCTGTGGATGCACCTCTACTTAGGTCCGGGTTGCTGATGCGTACGATGCAGCAGTACAACATCTGGACAGTGACTCCAACGCAGGCTGCTATTCTAGACTTGCCTGAGAAGATTTGGTACGGGAAGGTGCATCAAGCAGGCTACGGAGCTGCGACGGTAGCATCTGCAAGTTCTGGGAGTGCAGAAGGTTTCCAGAAGATGATGCAGGCTGTTCTCGGTGGAGGTTTCCGAGCGGCTGCTATTCCTGCTCGTCCGTTTGCGATGATTCAGGTCCAAGATGTCGATCGCATTCAAGAAGTGTTCGATGTTTGGATGGGTGAACGCGTCGCTGGTACCATTTTGAGGTCGTGATGCCACTAACAGATAGCACGGAAACCATTGCGAACTACATCTACACCAAGATTAAGCTTCCGGCTAACATGACCAGTCTTGGTTTGTCGAGTGTTTGGTACGGCGACCAAGAGCTTTTGCCTGTTACGCCAGCTGTATGCGTTTCTCCTGGGCCTAAGCAGCGAGAGTTCCAGGGAGCGACTTTTCGTACGTTGAATACGATTGAGACTTATGCGCTCGTGTACTACGGAAAGATCCAAGACATTCAGGTGAACTTGCACTCTGCTACAACGCTTGCTGATAGTATTGAGACTTTGATACACAGCGACCTAACTCTTGGAGGTAACGTTATCGCTGTGTTGTGTACGCAGAACGAACCTGGTGTTATTAACAAGGCTGGCGTATGGGTTATGGGTGCGCGGCTGACGTTCCAATCAACAAGCAAGACGACATTTCCAGCTCAAATGTAGGGTGGTGTGTATGCCGTACAAAGTGATAGTAGATCACCCAGAGTTGGGTGAGCAGTCCATCCTCATACATGGGCTGGGTACCTTCGCGAACAACACAACGACCGAGGTTTCCGATGAAGACGTCGATCGCTTCCGCGCAGCCAACGCGGTTGTGAATCATACGCAGGATCCCGAGACGGGACAGCTCGACTTCAAACCTGAGCTAGGCCCTCACCCTGTGGATCTCGAGATTCATGGGGTCAAGATCGAGAAGATCGAAGAGGCTAAGGCTAAGCCAGCTGCCAAGACGGAGGGGAGCAAGTTATGCCTTATGGAATTGGCGCGAGTGGCATTATAGGCGTTGCCTTCGAGACAACCGTCGGGACCTACGTAGCGCCAACGAAGTACATCCCGATTCTGAACGAGACGTTGGAGCTCAAGGAGACGAACAACTATAGGCGACCGATTCGTGGAACAGCCGCGCAGGTAGGTGTTGTTCCAGGTGACTTCGACGTCGAGGGAACGATTACTATGGAGGCAACGGAGGACACTTGCCTCTACTTCACCGAGGTTTCGCGCATGGTCGGCGTCAAGACCGGCGCGACGAACTTTGTGTACACCTACACACCGACGAACGTCGCTACGCCTCCGAGGACGCTATCGATTACCGTTGTCCGTAACGGTACCGTATACGGCTACACGGGATGCACTTGCGTCAAGCAGACTTTTAGTGTCAACAACAACGTCCTGGAATACGCTGCTGACATCATCGGTCTCGCTGAGGCGACGCAAACTTCACCTACAGCTTCTTGGCCGACCTCAGTACCGTACGGTCCGGGTTCGTGGAACATTCAGATCCCGAGTCTAACGCAGGTGTTCGACATGGACACCTTCTCGTTCTCAGCCGACGATTCGGGGGCTGCGCAGTACCGTCTTAAGAGTGTTCGAGGTGCACAATTCGTCTCGTACGGTGAGCGTACGCTTCAGATGACAGCCTCTCGAGACTATCTGGACAAGACCGACTACACGGCTTTCCAGTCGGTTACAGGACAGAAAATCACGATTGCAGTCACCGCGGGTGCGAACAACGGAATTACGTTCGATATCCTGCAAGCGATCAAGGATGTGTACCAGACGCCGCTTTCTGGTCAGGGGGACCTCGTTCGTGCAGCGATCACGTACAACTCGACTATTGATAACACCGGTAACGACTACGACATCATTTACAAGACCCAAGAGGTTATAACGCCGCATACCTAATGGGAAAACGCAAGAAGAGATGGTCCAGAGGGAGGATCAAAATGCCACGTGCAACTATTTCCACCGAAGCTACGCGATACGATCTCAAGTCCTTGCCTGGAGGCTGGGTTGATCTTCGTCGCATGTCTTACGGTGAGCGTCTTCATCGTCAGGACATCGCAATGACGATGCAACTGCAGGGTGATGATCGTCGCCGACAGCAAGGCGCTCGGATGGAGATTAAACAAGCGCAGACTGCAGTTGCGTCTTTCGAGCTTTCTACGTGTATCGTCGCGCACAATCTAGAGCGCGCTGATGGAACGCCGATGAACTTCAAGAGCCCGATGGATATCGACCAGCTCGACGGCATGATCGGTGAGGAGATAGGGGCGCTCATCGAGGAAATGCACAACTGGGAGATGAGCCACCCAAACTCGAGCGAGAAGTCCGACGCATCATTTTCAGCGAAGGACAAAGCTCTGCAAGTAGACAGCCAACCGACGATCCTGACGGAGAGCTAGCGCAGCATTACGTCGGCCTAGCTAGATTCTGTCAACGGTTCAACTGCTTGCCGATGGAAGGGGGTCTTTATGACCAGGACTCATTCACCATCTGGGCGTTGAATATGGTCGTAGAGGCCATGAGCGAACAAGAAGCTCAACAGCAGCGGCCGAGGCGATGAGGAGGCAACGTGCCACTCGGGATACGTGAAGTCCTCCTCATCGTCCGTGCGCAGAATATGTCAAGTGGTGTCCTACGCGGAATAGCAGGCGACTTCACTGCGATGGAAGCTGCGCAGCGTAAGGCAGCTGTAGCGACGATGGCACGTGGTCAAGCCATGATGGCTGTTGGTGCCGCGATCGGTGCTGTAGGCGCCGCTGGTCTTCTGTTCTTCGGCAAAGCTGCTCAGTCGGCGATCGACTACAACAGACAGGTCGCTCTTACACAAACACAGATGTACGGTGTTAAGGCTTCCTTCGATCAAGTGGCTCAAGCAGGCTTGGACGTTGCTTCGAAGATTGCAGTTCCGCTCGACGAGATTCAGTCTGGCCTATATGACATCTTCTCGTCTATGGACGTAAACTTGTCGCAGGCGAAGTATCTGCT